TATTAGGGAGCAGGCGCAGGAGCCGGGGCTGCAGCAGCAACGGCCGCATCCAGCGTAGCACCAGCTTGAGACACTGCTGTGTTGGCCGCAGCGATGGTGCCTTGAGCAGCATCCAGTTGGGCAGCTAGATCAGCCAGGAAGGCATCTGAAGCACCACCGTTGGCAATGGCAGCATCCAGCGCAGCCTTGATTTCTTGGATAGCTGCGGTAGCAGTAGCCATACCAGCAGCCACAGCATTGGCAGTAGCTTGAGTTGCTTCAGCCACAGCACGAGTTTCTTGAACTTCACGCAGCAGATCGTCTTGAGCTTGAGTCATGATAGAAATTCCTTTTACGAATTGTGATACAGTTAGAGGAGAGTTTACGTCAGCTAACAAGCCAAGTAAACGTTGATCAATCTTTGTTATTGTTATTGAATTGTTCACTTCTTTAAGGAGCATCCAGCTACCATGGTTTTATCCACAATAGTTGGGATGGTCACTTTACAGAATGTGCTGCCAAATAGAGAAGTAAACTTTACTGAGCAGTCACATGTAGCACCTAGAGTGGCTTTTGCTGTACTGAGGAGTGATCTAGATCCGTTGATTACCTCATAAGCATTAGCACTTGTTACAACATATGTAGGTGCAGGTGGAGGAGGCGGAGTCTCATTATCAGCTAAACATCTAACATTGTAGTTAGCTAACAGGACTTCACACTTTGCTTCTTTAGATTCTCGGCACAGAGCACCCCTTGCGGTGTTCTCTGCTCTGATATCTTTATTGCAATCGTACGTTATATACTTATTATATAAGCCTCGGATGGCCGAGACTTTATCAGGCGCTTTAATAGCGGCGCTGTATTCAGTCCAGAATTGGCTGTCTGTTAAGCAAGAAACTCCTTTGGTACAATGGAAGCCCCATGTACCATATAAGCCTAACGCATCTTTGGTTACCACAAAGTAGTGAATACCAAGAGGTTTCTCAACAATGTAGGGTAAAGAAACTGGGTCTACTGTAGCCATTCCAGGGAGAGCTTCCTTTGGAGGTACTGTAGGAATTGTAGTTTGAGCTTGTACAGACGTAGCTACAAGCAGACCCAAAAAGTATTTCCACATGATTACGCTTTGTAAGGTTTAACCTTTCCAGAGGCAACAGCCTTCCAGAATTTTTCAACGTAATAGTCAGTGTACAAAGCTACTACTGGGTAGTAATTTTCCCAAGCAAACTCTCTAAACCACCCTGATGTAATGCTTGTACAGACTTTACTTAAAGCTATGAGAAAGCTTGTTCGTGGTGCAACTTGTCCTTTAAATGGGATTTGGGAACGCTCAAGAGCTAGAACATAAGCTTCTTCTAGTACACCTCTGAGCTGGATGTTCCTAGAGCATGCTTCAAACTTTTCTCGTGAGCACTGCACTTCAGCGCCTTCAACCATATACTGCTTGTAAGCAGGTCTACGATTAGGCGCCATAACTACTACTTCATGAATTGAGTCATGATCATACACATACGGAATGCTGTCTCCATTGAAGAAGTCTTTCTTAGTGACATTCAACTTAGGGTGAGAGTAGTCGTATGACTCTTTTTGTCTTAGTGCATAAAATTCCTGGTATTCATCAGGGATCTTTGCTCCTAAGCTTCTCATATACAAGATATCGTCTAGCGTCTTCTTGAAATGAGGACTGTTCTTTTTATACCTATGAGACATCTTGATTGTATACAACATATCAAGAGGGGCTATCACAGGTTGATCTTGTTTCCCAACAAGGTTCAGCAACATCTCATTGGAGGAGCCTGGCCATGCTAGCTCGGCTTCAATGATACGGTAGTCAGTCTTAATAATCAACTTATTACCGTGTTCAATTGGGACAATGCTTTTTGGAATTGGAAACTGTTTAATATATTCCATTACTCCATCGTAGGTTCCTACAACGTCTAAATCTCTTGGTACTCGTACACGAGCCCAATTGTTTAGAGCAGTACTCCCAATAATTACAACGCTCATGTTAGTTGCCTGTTAACAAGAATGTGCGGAGGATACCCATCCCTTACCTTCTGTGTACTCGTCATACTTGTCATCAAAGTTTGCACCTACATACCAAACCTCAGGGTATACCCCTAAGCCTGGGTAGTATTGTAGACCATGCTCATCACATAGGTCTTTAATTTCTTTTACAATCTTTGTGAACTCAGTATGCAGCTTTGCTAGCTTCTCGTTGGCTTCTTGTTTTGTCATATTAACACCTTGCCGACGAGCTTTCCCAATAGTTATTGAAGTCACCGTCAGGACCAATAGATCCCTCAATAGCATCTTCAATATCTACAGAAACCGTGATTCCATGAGTGCGACAAACGCGCTTCAACTCTACCCACTGTGTACTAATCTCTGACATTAGTACCTCTGCTTTTTCAAGCCCAGTCTTTACTTCTAGAGCACGACGCTCTTTCAAGATATTTTCAAGACGACGGACTTCTTCATTAATAATTTCGGTAGGAGTGTTTACATCAATCATATTGTGCTTCGTATATCTTTTGTTCTTCAATTTGACCCACATACTCTACATCTTCATGAAATAGTTTTGATAGGAAGATTGTAAAGTCTCTTAGGTCTACGTCTTCATCTGTTTGAGCATATAACAAAAAGCCACAAGGGCTTAGGGTAAGGACTTGTACACCATACATTGATCCTAACCGCCTAAACTCTTGTGGGTTGCTTACTTTCACTGGCTCATTCAGAGTTACCTTGAAAGTTTTAGAAAGGAATGTCATCTTCCATTTCGGCTAGAGACTTACCCTTCTTTGAAGTAGACTTCTTAGGAGCCTCTTCATCACCATCATCATCATTGTCACCAAAGCTATCCGCAGGACGAACAACTTCAGTCTCAGTCATCTCAAAGTCATCTTCACGAGCAGGAGGTTCATACACAACATGCTTCTTAAGCTGAATAGCCATTAGCATGGTTGCAATACCCTTCTTACCACCAACGTCGTAGTCGTACTGATAGATGCGAACATCACCAATAGAGCCATTACCAATGGTAGTAGGATCAACATCCTCAAGAGCACCGTCTACTACCTTCACAGGAGCAACAGCTTCACCATCCTTTTTCTTAGATTTCTTTTTGAGATTGACACGCCAGAACGTTTTACCGTCTTGATCTTCGTCCATTTTAGGCTTCAGGCCTAGACCTTTCCACTCGGTCATTTGAGCCTTTGCACGAGTACGAATTTGAACTTCCCAAGTGGGTTGTTCTTTATTGAAAGAAGCGTTAGGCTTCTTAGGATCAAGCTTAGTGTACCACAGTTCAACGTTCTTCAAGATTGCCATTGCATTTTACCTTTGTAATTATAGTTTATTGTTATTGTAGGAACTCAAGATACTATTTTGTATCTTCATCATTATACTACTGAGGCAGCAGTAGCCACTGTTAAATATGGCCTCGCCTGAGGGATTCGAACCCCCGACCCACAGCTTAGAAGGCTGTTGCTCTATCCAACTGAGCTAAGGCGAGATATGTTTACCAGGGTCTCCAGTATTCAGGGTCAGGCCTGATTTTCTGGTTAGTGAAGTAGTTCACAAAGTGGATACCGTCATAGTATCCAAGAACCATTCTTTTCTTAGTGTAGACCCATATTCTTTCGTTGATCAGAGGTTTCTGGTCTTTTTGCGCAATTGCTTTCGCTGAAGGCGGCGGCCTTTGCTCATGCGCTTTTGGCGAGCGGTCCACGGATACTCTGAAGACTTTTTGTCCTCTTCCAGCTTTTGGCTCATTAGTAGTTTCCTTTTCGGGATTGGAGAGTGGTAGGTCCACCTGTCGTAGTCCTCTTAACCGCCACCTTTTTAGGCTTAGCAGTTGGTTGAAGCCTTACAGCATTGAAAATTTCAGTTGTCTTGAGCTTACCTTCTTTATCTACTCCATGTGGTTGAAGTGTGAATAACACGCATCCTGCCAGCATTTCAATCTTGTTGATAGCAATGCCTTTGAATCCGGTTACTTTATCTTCTAGTTCTGTACCTACAACAAGATCAGGCCAAGGATCGCAAGGTATAGCCCTATGGGAGATACCTGGACTAATTACTTCAAGAAGTGCTTCATCAATCTCATATGCATCTGCCATTCCATCACTTTTTTGAAGCTGCACTCCATAGCGGATCATACCAGCCAGGGTTGTTACTCGGTTAATAACAATCCCTGAAATTCCACTACTAAGGTCTTTTACTTCAGAACCATTTGGAATCATTTATATGTACCTAATGTGTGGTGGGAGGTACGGGAATCGAACCCGTACGCCGCGTTAGCTAAGCGGCAGATTTTAAGTCTGCTGTGGCTACCAATTACACCAACCTCCCATAAGGTTAAAGATATGTATCTACGTCTTTAAGCTCGACTATCTTATACTTGATAGTTTCAGAACCCATTCTTGCCATGAACTCTCTACGGAGTTGGCGAGCTTCACTGAGATCTTCGGTTATGAATGGCACACCTTTGTGCATAATAACCCGTCTTTCTAACCCAGATCTCTGTTTCTCTGTGCCAACAGCCTTGATCATAGTACGCGGAAATTCAGACACAACGGTGTACCAGCTCATATTATCGTGGTAGTGAGTTAAAGAATGCTAGAGCCTTTTCAGCCCCCTCTTTATCAAACGATTTACCATCAGGGCCAATGGTAAAGTTGATTTCGTATCTTGAGCCATAGTCACATGATGAGCATCCTGGAGTATTCCAATGATCCTCATTAATGTTGTATGTCTCAAAGAATATACACATTTGCAGTACCGCTGTAGAAAGGTCAAGTGGATACTCGTACATTTGATGTACCGTAACTCTATATCCACCACCTTCTTCTACCTCAATTGTGAAATCTCTATAGTATCCACTATTAGCAATAGAGGAAATAAAATCTTTAATTTCTTTTTCTGAACGCTTTATCATTGTATTTACTATAGTATGTGGTAGGCCGGGTCAGATTCGAACTGACTATCGCTCGATTATGAGTCGAGTGCTTATACCAGGTTTAAGCTTCCGGCCCATATTAAATGTCCCGCTTACATTGAGTTGGTAGCTCTGAATGCGGGGACCAGTCTTTAGCTAGCTGGCCTGATTCTAGGCAGGTCATTAATAAGTAGCGTACGTCAGACCTTTATGGCGATCACTTAAATAAGCATAAATTTCATCTAGTTGTGTCGACAGTCTTTTGGATTGTCACTAGACTCTTTTACACGCCTGCAATTGAGTACGTCTACTGTCTTTAGTAACCGTAAGGGTGGTAAGCTGCTGCAGGTTTAGCAGTGCTAGGATTGTATCCCGGCTTTGCTTCTGTCAGGCTTTGATCCTCAAACACTGGCTCATACCAACTAATGGTACCAGTGTCGCCTTCAAACTTACGGTTTGCATCTTTACGAATGTGTGTCTTCACATTCTTCTTACTGGCAAATCTAAATGAGCCACCATTGGTATAGCCATAGAATTCTAGCGTGAGAATCTTTGGCGTATCACCCTTTTCCCATGATTGACCTGCATCGTATACTACATCAAGTACACGATAGATACGATCACCAGCGCCGCGATTACGGGCAAATCCATTGATAACAAATTCTTTTGCTCTTTTGAAAGTCATTTTAGCTTCTTATGAATGTCCAGTTGGATACTTCATCAACATAAACTCTCAATGAGTATCCATACCGGTCTTTATAGTTTTTAGATAGCCATATATCACCAAGTCTAGATGCACCCACACATCTGTAACGTTCTAGCTTATACTGACAGAATATAGCTAGATCATTATACATTGGATCATACAGTATTTGCTTCCAGGCAGGCAACCTCTTGTACTCAAGAAAAGCTCTAGCCATTTTCTCACCCAGAGAAATGCTTGTGGTAGTAACTTGATCTAACCAATCGTCAATATGAACATGGTCTTCTTGATTCATAGATATACCTGCTTTAAATGGTGGATGGTGAGGGTTTCGAACCCCCGACCCTCTCCTTGTAAGGGAGATGCTCTACCCCTGAGCTAACCATCCATATCAATCCCGTATAGGGTTAATTTAACGGGTTTCTTTATCAAACGGTCATTAGCTCATGTGCCTCTTTCCCGTCGATAATTCTTGGACCACCACAGTCACCGAGGAAGATGAGCATGTCTGTCATCAACTCCTCATCTGACAGTTCTACAGGAGATCTAATGCCCAGCTCAAACTGGACATTGGCTCCCTCAATTCGTTTGTAGATGACGTCTCCCCCTGCACAACACAAGTAGTTTCCAGGTATACAGTATGCGTCAAACATCTCAACGACAAACTCCATATCTTTAGCTACAAAGTAGTCATCTACATCTAGCTCCTCTACAATCCCTACCCCAATCCAGAAACTAAATCTTTCTCTGCTGAAGTTATGCGAAAGCATAATCTGAATCCAATATTAGGCTAACGTCCAGATGACCCATCTCTACTCCAGATAAGTCACCGCCTATATCACGCATAAGGCTAGATAAAGGATCTGCCTCATAAAGCTCTACAAATGTTTTTCTAATTAACACAAACAGTTTTGGCATGTCTGCAAGCAGGCAACCAAAAGAGTCGTGTACTGTAGTTATAGGAAAGTCAGCTCTACAAGTTGTAATAGTTAAGTGTGCAGCATCTAAGCTATGAATAGCATTAGGTGATGCTCCTGTAGACTGCTTTCTCTTACTTAGTTTAGGCTTCTCAAGAAAACAAATTTGTAACTGCAGGGTGTTAGCATAGTAGCCTGTACTAAGCTTTTCACCTATTTGAGGTCCATACTGTACGTAGACCTTCTTAGTAGTTCCTTCAGTGTAATGCTGAACTACAGGAAAACCTGTAATTGGTACATTCCACTTTAAGAACCTGTTCTCATCTTCAGCTTTCTTTCCAGCTGCTTCAAACACTCCTAACAAACGCATTGGTCTCTTGAGGGAGACCGTGCAAGTATCATATACTTCTCTTCCCATGAAGGCACCCCATTTGTGCTCAAGGGAATTGAGTTGTTCGATACCGTGCTTTCTTGCATCATCAATCTGTTGTTGTCCGAGTCCATAAGGTGTTCCCCCATAAGGGAGAGTCATTACATTACGCTTAACTACTTTACGTCTTTGCTTTGGATCAACAATTCTAGCCCAATATACTACAGAACATTTATCTAGCCACTTCTCGTTAGTCTTTTTATAACTTATCAGACTCTCAATTAAACTCTTACGTCTGTCTGACTTGAGTGGCGTATTTTGTATTTGCTTTTTGTAGTCAATGATAGTATCAATTATAGTATCGCACTTTGATACCTCATTTTTGGGCATTTCCTTTAACTTATTCCCTATACTCTCCCATACATAATCAGCCACATACTTATACAAATCCCCAGGAAGCTCAAGGGGCACAAGATTAACATGGGGAGCAGTAACCTCGTCTTTGGTAAGCGCGGAAAGGTGCTGGGAGCCGTTATTGCTACCATCAATATAACACTCGATATGGCTAATAAAGTCATCCCTGTTTCCACCGGATCTAACCCAATTTTCCACCAAAAGTAGTTCATTGCATGCTGCTAAGAATTGCCAGGGTTTATCCGCTTTCATCCAGCCTTGATTTACTTTTGGATTTTCGGCGTAGGATAAAAGAATTTCCTTGTTATCTAGTGACCACCTAATTCTATCTTTAAGTGGTACTTTATCAGACTTGACACCATCAGATCTACCACAGTCTCCAGCCCAATTGTTAGCTAAGGATATACACAACCAGTTATATCCATGCTCTCCAATAGGTTTAGCGTCTGCTCTCTTAAGAATTCCTTTAGCTAAGTCTGAGCCCTGCTCATGTAGATAAGCTGTACTAGGGTACTTTCTACCTCTAAAGTCATAAGTATACAAGTGATAAAACGTCTTATCTATAAGTTGGTTAGACATAGAGATAATAGTTTTAGACTCTCGTACTTTAGACTTTTGAGCCTCAGGGTTTTGAGCTTCCCATATATCTAAGAAGGCGTCTGTTTTATTTCTTAAGGCCCATTCAGCAATCTTAAGTATTGGCTCATTAACTTGCCAACCTATTTGTTGAGATCTATTTACAACCTCAAACAACATTGGATGTGTCTCTATTGTTACAGTAGATAACACCTCCATGTCATAGGTTTTAATCAGCGGAACTCCTGTAGAGTGTCTAGTAGTTAACCAGTTATCATATGGTACTAGTGAAGGCAACTTTTCAGTATTACTACTATCAATGGTAGACCACAAGTCTAGCAGCAGTTCTTCATCAAGGATTTTGACGATATAGGTAGCATGACCGTTAGCTGCCTTGCCTAACTCTGCCTTTAAAACTCCACATTCTTCAAATGAGTAAAGCACAAATGCACCTGCTTTAGCAGCAACAGATGAGTCTCTACTCAGCTTCATTTTATTTCTTATATTGTGGCCGATAGTTGATACTATCTCCGACATCAGTGGAAGTTTCTTTAGACCACCTCGCCCTGATCGAGTGAATAAATACAGAATAGTTATGGCTGTATCTACAGCATGAACTAAATCTGCTTTCTCATCCTTCAAAAAGTTAAGCGGGCTGAGTGTGGCTAGTTCTTCATCCAGACGTCTCTTAATTGATTCAATGATTTTTTGTTTTATCATCTAAGAGCGCCTAACTAAGTTTATTTAGACTTCTTCCGTGGAAGAATTCCGTTATTACCTGACTGATCAGTACTAGGTTTAATACCCATTACCGTAGCGTATGCAGGATGCTTATAAGATCTATTACTTCTGCATAAGTATCTTTGAAGCGGATCAGGGCAAAGCCCCTTAGACTTACCTGTTTCTTGCTTGCCTTTGTTCTTTTTCTCAATTTGGCGGCGCTTCCATGTACCCATTGTCATTGATGAAACTCCTCTACCCAACGACGGTAAGCCAAGTAATGTGCTTTAAACACAAAGTTAGTTTCCCATTGCTGAGTTTCTTCAGCTTGTTTAGGATCAGTCATATCGATAGTTTCATAAGGGATGACAGCAATACCGTTGTCAACAAAAATTCCCTTAGTAACTAGATCACTGATAATAGGATTGATACTCCGGTATATCATTTCCGCCAATGCATTGACATCGTTAGCTTCATTTAGGCGTTGAGTTATAGTTGTCATTTCTTTAGATACTTTCTGCTTCTAATAATCATTTCTTTTAGGTTTAGCAGTAGATACAGTGCCAAACCACTTAGTACAAACATCATCTTTACCTCCAACAAGTAACATTAGAAGTATAACTAACAAAACTGTTGCGTCAAATGATAGCTTGGTAAGCACAGTTGTTATAATTATAGCTAACACAAAGAACACAATCAGTTCTGCTAGGTCCATTTATATCAGTTCTTTCTTATTCCTTAAACAATAGTTGCACAAAAAAATAGAGAAGGAACCCCCTCAGCCCGAAGGCCAAGGGGGTTTTTAAAGCAGAATTTCTTCTGCTAGGGAGGAATTTCTTGAGTCAAAGTAATGAAGTGCTTCTTCAAGATCTCTGACTTTACTTTCAAGCATGAAATCCATGATTGGATAGTTAGATACTTTTCCTAAATCATAGATACCACGTACTTCTACTGGATTGAATACACTTCCTGCAAAGCGTTCTTCAGTTGTTATTTGAAGGTCTTTTATCTTGTAACGTTTGACTGTTGGTAAAAATTCATTTGGTAGCCAAGACCCATAGGCTATCCTTTTAAGTATCTTATGTACTTCCGAGTCTGGATTATCTTCATCATCCTTCTTTTTCTTTTGACTCGGAAGTACTAGGCACCACACCTTCAGTCGAACGTACTCAGGCCCCTGCAGAGCTGGAGCTAGAGGTGGTTGTCTTGACGATGGGATCCGGGACATCGCTGCTCCTGACTTGGAACATGGCCACGATATCTGCCATTGCTCGCACCAGGAAGGCGATGATGGCGAAGAACACGATCGTTGCAATTGCAGCCTTCGACACCAGAGTCCACCCAAAGAACACCGGGGCACCGATCAGCACGAAAGCTGTCAGGATGGCAGCAGTCCATGCGGCCCAGGTCAGGGACTTCTTCAGCGTGTTCACGATCTGCTTGAACCACAGCCACACGTTGCTCACGGTCATGATGGAGGAAATATTGATCATCAAAGCTCTCCTTGTCGCCTAGTTTAAATATCAGAACCCAAGTCGGCGCAACTCGGGGCTGATTTCGATTTCAGGCAAGCCGTGTTTGGCTCGCAAAGAAATGATTCGGTACAACTCCATTGCCAGCTTGTCTACTTCGTACATTGCTTGTTTTTCTAGTGCCGAGTAGACTGTTCGGTATGGATTCCACGGAGAGTACGGCCTACGCTTTCTTTCCGCCTCTTTCGTGGAATCCATCACCTGGATCTGTGAATTGATGTATATGTTGGTTACTACACGACTCACAGATCATCTCCCCACTTACTGTCTTGGGCAGCTTCTTCGAGGGATTTTTGTTCCTCTTCCGAAAGCTCTTCAAACTTCCTCTCCCAGACATCAGCGCCGCGCTTGAACATGCTGTTAGCATGCTTTTGAGCCCAGTTGTTCTGAGGTTCTTTTCGCTGAACTACTTGAGTACCACTCACGAGACCTCCTGAGTTAAGAGAGGCAGCTCTTCTTCCAGATGAATTAGAGGCTGCCAGTTGATGGAATTGATTGTCTTACCATTTGGAATTGTTGTTATGGCAATGATGTTTTCTTTGAAGTGCCTTTCGATCACTAGTTCATCAGAGCCTTCTTGGGCTTTAACCACGTACGTGCCGTACCGTACATACGGAAACTTCAGCTGCTGTTTATTTTTGAAGATTATTAGCAGTGAGGAGACACTGTACTGAAACGTCTCCATTTTACGCTCGGCTGTAGCGCAGCTTAGCGTGCCACCACAGGGCAGCGCCAGCCATGTAGCCGTAGAACAGGGCAGGCACAAACAATGCAATCAGTGCCGAAATGTAAAGAATTCCCAATGGATACACTACCAGCCACACAGTCGAGACACTTGCCATACCAATGACAGTACCCAGTACTGCATAGATAAAGGCGTGCCAAGTAGCACCCCACATGTCCTTCTCGACACGACGGTCAACTTGCACTTTGAAGAGACCAAGGATCATCAGAGAGATGATAATGATCGAAATGAGAATCAGGAACATTGCAAACATTTGTAGACTCCTACAGTTAGTTGTTGAACAGGGACAGGGAAAGATACAGGTATACCTACGTCATAGCACCATAAAATTATCTACTTAATATAGATAATGGGTAGTGAAACGTCATAGGTAACCCTCTATCTTCTTGGACTCTTGCGAGTGATAGAGAACCGAGATTGGCACAGAGGCACTGGGCTGCTCTTATCGGCACAGAGGCACTAAGAGCTACACCCTGTATACACATAATTTATAGACCAAAGGTACTCTCCCGAGTATGCTTTGGTTTCTGCCACTTCAGGCGGGCTTCATCAGTACTTGCCTTCGAGCTTTCTTCGCAGCAAGTCGCCGAGAGAGGGGGTAGCAATCACCACAACTTCTTGTGGATCCTTTCTCACCCTTTTGACTGCAGGTACAAGCGGCCTCTCGGAACCGCTCAGCGAAAAGACGGCTTGTAGCCCAGGACCTTGATCCAGTCCTCGTCCACATCGTCTTCACCAGCCACGACCTTGTTGGCCAGGTTCTCGACGTCAGTCATCTTGTTCTTGACCTTCGTCTCCTGACGGCGGAGATCCTTGAGGGTCTCCACGTAGGCCTGCTGCTGGCTGAACAGGGCCTCCAGCTTGGCCTTGATTTGTGCCTTCTTCTTCTCCTGGAGCTCCTTGGAAATGGCTTCCAAGACGTCATTGGAAGCGGCCTCACCGTTGTTCTGAGCCAGCGCGCTGATGAACGCACCGAAATTCTTGACGTCAACCGTCATTGCTTTCTCCTTGTTGGATAAGGAAGCGTTGAGCGTAGACCTTCTACCCTCTTGTATCTTCCTTATCATATAAGATGCTGTTCTTTCCGCAGTTTAAATACCGTAGTAAGACAGCAACTCACGCAGCTTCATCCACATCCTTCGAGTAAACGGCATGTGTACACACACGATGGGAGCCCTATGAAGGGGCGCTTCATAGCTCTGGGAAAAGGTTCTCCCGTTTATGATCTGCCTCTCTTCCGGAAGCTCAATAGGTTTGGTCATTGCTGACGGTCTCTTCATCAGCATTGCCCGAACACTCACGTCATCTTTTTCAGGGATGGTTGTGAACATGTGTTACTGATCCTTTTGTTAGGTTCATTGTTACATGCGTTCTTTTTGGGAACTACTGTTGTAGTCTTCTTTTTCTTTGAAGCTTCTTCAAGCAGCTGGAGTTGCCGCTTTTCAGCTTCTGTCAGAGGTGCCAACATCATCTGAGGCTTTTGATTTGCCTTGATGACATCCAGCACCTTTTCAAGGCACGCCATCTCAGTTCTTGTGGAACTGCTGGAATACCAAAAGAAGTTCCAGATGATACCCCATGACACACTGTCTCCTTGTGGACACAGATTGGCAGGGAGAGGAGCAGCCATACCAGGGCCGGGGAACACATACATGTTGCTGTGATCCACATTGTAGCTGTTGGCCCCTGCCACAGAGGACTGGTACTGTCCTTGTTGTACCTGAGGGCTCACAATGTTGTGAGTGATCTCAGGTCCTCTCTTTGGGGGAGTAGGGATATGCTTGTCAGTGGCCTGCACTGGGCCAGAACACATCAGCACCAGAATGGCAATGATGGTTGCAAGAATCGTCGTTTTCATTTGAAGTAGTCACCTGATGTTGCTCGGTGATAGTTAATCACTCGTTGAGCTTGCTCTAAGAAATACACTCGCTCTTTGTGTTTTTGGATGAGCGAGAGCACGTATGGGGACTGTTGGATCTTGTTAGGATCCTCAAGAAACTGGAGGGCCTTTTTATAGGCCACCCAAGCTTCTCGTAGGTCTGGAGCAGAGAAGTCCTCCGCACTCCACTCCAGTTTGTCCTTCATCATGACAGGTTGCTTGCAATGAATTGTGCCATATCACCATACCATCTCACACTCTTTTTGTGGAAGGGTGCAGGAAGGTTGGCAAATTGACGAAGGATCAAATCTAGCTCATGATGATCAGCTAGAACATAGACCACATTTTTTGTTGTTACTGCATGCTGCAGTGTGGGCTCTCCTCTTCTGATAAAGAGGATTTCATACTCCATCTGAGCACCGTCAGATGTTTGAATGACCAGCGCCACTTCAAGCTCCTTTCTTGAAGACACCATTCTTGACCGTGTCAGCAATGACGCTGAGCACAGCCGCCTCCATCCGCGCCTTGAAGATGGCTTCTTCAGCAGCAGAGGCAAACTTGACCGGGAAACTCGTGAGAGTACCCACCTTGTTCTTCATGATGCGAACTTCCGAACGAACACGCACACGCTTATCGATCTTCATGTAGGCTCCTACACAGAAAGGTTACGGATTGAATTTCCAAAGACATTGTTGAAACGAGCAGCTACTTCCCAGTTCACCTCCCTCTTAAAAGTTGTACGGTAGTAGTCATAGGCTTCCCAGACCTTCTCGTCATCACCGTTGAGCACTGACTTAGAGAAGAACCAGAACACTCGTTGGAGATGCACCATCTCATAGAAGAACTGAGGATCCTGCGGATTGTAGCCTGCAGAAACCATCCAGCCAATGACCCAAGTGTTGGTCTCTTGGATGAGTTCTTCAAAGATGATCAGTGGAGATTTGACGGCAGACATTTAGCACTCCTTGTTCAGAATGGCCCATTGATCCCGCATCATAGTTTTGAGCTCCATCGCCACATGGCACTCAAAGTCACTCACAGAACCGTTCAGCGTCAACTGATCCCTGCAGTACTTCCAGGCAACAGTGTGAGTACGAGAAATGAAGTCCATCACCTGAGAATTGTTCAAATCCCCAGAAGGCTTACCAGGATAATGCATGCACTTTCCAGTGACATACATCAAAGAAAAGTTCAGCATCTTAGAATGACTAGCAACAGACATTTAAGGGCTCCTTAATGGGTTAAAAATAGAAAATGACTGTTTAACCTTTATTGTCTCTTCATATAAGATGCTGTTTTTTCCGCAATAAAAAGCCCACCGTTAAGTGGGCAAATGCTACTTAGATAGTAGCTTACGTATCTCGTTATATGTAGATACGCATTTATTAAGATCGGATCTTAGGGCTTCTGCTCTGGCAGCTTCCCCTGTAAGAAATTCTGCATCCTCTCTTGAAAGTTCTCTTCCGGTACAGGTAGGTCCAGTGTTGGAAGCGTTAGCTGCGGCTTGTTCGGCCCTTGTGGCACGCAGGCGCAGGCTGTTAATAGTGCGGTTATAATCACTACGAATACGGTCTTTATCGAGGTCATTGCTTTTCTTTATCAATTCAAATGATTCTTGGATAGCAGCTTCTTTGTCTATTCTATCTTGAAGATTCTTAGCATTATTGGATGCTATCTGTAACTCATATTTGTTAGATACATACTCAGAAGTATGAGAGTAAGTAAAGTAGTTAGATACAGCAAGTAGTACTGCTATAATTAGTAGTTTAACCTTACCTGTACTTAACACTTCGAGTATAGTGCTTATCATTTTTGTTTCTCTATTAATCTATCTAACTTGCTATTCATTCTATCAAAGTTTGCATTTAACGTATCAATAGCTTTATTAAATTGAGTATCTTGTCGTGAGTCAACAAGCAGTTGAGTTGCGGACTGGGATTGAGTTTGTACCTTAAGAATCTCTACGTCCTTTTTAATGTCACCTAAGTATAAGACAGCTGCAAGTATCGCCGCTACAGTAGCAGTAATATGTGATATTTGAACTCGTTTATCTAGATGCCATTTCTCCTTTTCTTCTGTCATATTTGTAGCCCCTCTCCTGAAGCAAGTGTTCGGATAACACCATTATCCATGATCAATGGTGTTCCCTCAACTGTACTCCTCTCTTTAATTGTACCATCCGCTAGGATGACTAGGGGCTTAAGTCCTGTTCCCAACTGAGCATTTGTTATTTGGGAGATAACCCCTGCAGTTATAATAAGAGCACGTCTTAATACAACGGCAGTAGAAAGCACTCCTATATAACTTTTTCTTGGCTGTTTGGGGTAAGGAAGCCGTTTAAATAAAGGAGTACGCATGATATTAACCTATCTCTTGTACTACAACAAATCCGCTCATTGTAATAGCGTCCGCTGGGGTAGTAGCAAGCTCGATAGTTACTCGTTTACCTGCTCCAAAGATAAGCTGCATAGTGTCTGGAAGTATAATGTCAAAAGGCATTCTTACATTCCAAGTATATGTATAGTGAGTCGAGATGGTACCAGTAGAAGCTTTTGTAGTGTTATTGGCTTCCGCAGTAAACCCTGACGCAATAGTGTTAGAGGTGTCTAAAGGAACAGGAGTGACAGAAGTACCGCCCGTTCCTGAAGTTGTTTGTCCACTCTTAACTAGGATTGAAACTTGTTCTTCTTGGGCGTCTCCCACCTCTGTTACTTGAGATAAAGAGAATCCTAAAAGAACGCATTGTTTAGAAGCATGCGCTACTAGCTCAAACAAATCTTGTTGAGCAGTAACCGCTACTCCATTAAATTGTACGGTGTAAATACCTGACATAAATATCCTTTAAAAACGAAGTAGCGGTGCTATACGCCTTCCAATAGGTTTATACAATAGCAGTGATACAGGTTGAACTTCTAAGGAAGATAGTCCAATCCACTCTAAAAATAGGGATCTAAATCCTGCCTGTACTAAGCTTGATTGCCCTGTTGACTCAGCATGCTCAACATCAAACCAAGATAGAGGATTTAGTTCTGCATCAAACCAACTTGACCTAACTAGGTCTCTGTCAAATATGCTAAGTCCAGCCATTATAGCACTCTATACCATTCTAGCAGAGACCCGGCTTTAGCTGTAACTGCTGACGATGAAATCTCAGAAGCAAATCTACCAATAACAGTTCCATCAGCTGAAGGAGTAATAAACCCTTCAACAATAGCAATATTAGCACCTGTAGCAGTAGCAGTAGCGTTAGCAGTAGCTGGAAGATTATAAGCAGCTAGACCATTGTTAACAGTTTCAGACGTTGTTGTTAGTGCATACTGAGATCTATATGCTAGTCGAGTTGGAGATCCAGGCCCACTAACAGACCAACGTGAGCCAGTAGTAGAGGCAGCTGAAGTAAAGTTATAAGTAAATCTGAAGAAGTACGTTTGATCTGCTGTAACAGCAAAGGATAAACCAGTAACGTCAGCCATTGTGTTAGCTGTAGCGTTGTTGTTAATAACGTCAGCCGCTAGAACTACAAGGTTTGTAGCATTTACGGCAGGGACGTTAGTTGTAACGTTGTTATACTTTACTCTACCTAGACTATCCTTAACTTGGAATCCATTCATTTCATCATAATGAAGGGAGTCGCCTGCAGATAAGGTTACTTTGATAAGTTCAACAACTGTTGTACCATCAGTCTGAGTTACTGTAATATCGTTAGCTGTTGTAGCATTGGTGTTTCTAATACTTAAGAATTTAACTGTTCTATACGTAGAAGCAGCTGGAGAAGCCACAACAGTAGTAGTTGTAGCTGTAGAGATAGATGTGTTAGTTCTACCCGGAGTAACAGTAGTACCGTTTAAGTCAGCCCATGATGCATGAACTAAAATGTTAGCAACGGCAGCACCTGTTATAACTCCCAGTAGATCACTTGTAGAGGTTAAATAAATCATTATGTCAATCCTACAATTGGTACTGCGCCTGCATCTGTAGTTGCAGTTTTAGTATATTGAGTTGTAGCATCATCTTTCTTTAGCACTGTTACAGTTACACCCGAGATGCTTGTATCAGGTCTTAAGCTTGTTACTTCTAGCCACTCAGTGTTATTAACCAGAGACTCATAAACATTAGCTGGTACTACCATAAATTCTTTCCATACAGGAAGAGCCCCAGCCATTCTAATCTTTACTGTTAATGGTCCAAGAGTGTTTGTGTCTGTAGATGTTAATGGGCACTGATACCAGCCATCTGTATCATGAGTTGTTGTTGGTGAAGCGGATGTCTGAGCAAACGCTCCACCATTCTTTGAAATTTGAATATCAGCTTGAGCAATAGTCAAAGCTGTTTCTGCTGTTACTCCATCAGTTGAGTCTACAAAAGGCCCAATCCTAAAAGTAAAAGCCGTAGATTGTTTTATCCATTGAGCCATTTATTTTCTCCTAAAACCGTATTGGTGCATGGACCGTGGTGCTTGAGAAGAGCCTCCACCTACAGTATATGTTGCATAAAAGTCAAATGTGGTTCCAGTAGATCCATCAGGGGTTCCAAACGTGGATGGTGGAGAAGCATAAGAGTAGCCCTCTTTTCTTTGCCCACCTGCTCCACCTAGATCCCCTCTCCATCTAACTTCAAAACTATCTGATACAGCACAAATCCAGTAGTCACCAGGGGATAACACTGTTGGAGTAACAGAGAATGCTACATCATTAGCTCCAGCAGGCATAGCTTGTCCTGTAGAAGCAATCAACAGTGTTCCTGGTAATCCTCCACTATCACTAAAGATTAGGGCTTTTCCATTAGACCCTGCGGAACCTGTAGCATCTGTCATCAGATTGATCTGAGTAACTGTGCCTGTCTCTGTTAGAGTATATTTAGAGCCTACACATCTATCATTTGAGGCGGGAAAAGAGTCGGTTCCACCCATATTGTCACCGAATATAGGCATTATGTAGCCTCCGTAATTGCTAAGTATGTTACAGCGGAGCCGACGCCCCCTGTATAAGTGTACGATACTGTATGAGGACCTGCTGTATATACTGGCTTAATAGCAATTGAACCTGTCCAGAAGCTATCAGCATTTAGTTCTTGTGATCTAACATACATATTTGATCCTGTCCAATTGTAAGTTACTGGATTTCCTCCTGCATCATGCATACCTACTGCAATAATTAAAGCTTGATTCTGAGAAGGTGTAATAGAAGCTGTAACAGGCGACGTATTATCTATTGTTTTATCCCATGTACCTAAGGTTAAAGCGCCACCTCTCATAGATCTAATAGCAATTAGTCCTACAGAGGTTGCAATATTACCTACAGCTGTTAAAATGTGGTTTGTACCTACAGTGATAGCCCCTGAAGTTTTATATGTACTAACATAACCATTAAATCCACTTGAGAATAGCGTAGTTGTACCTTCAGGAACCCACGTATTACCTTTGTTATCAGTTAGTGTAGGTGCTGTAGAAGATTGAGAGATCACTACTGCTACTAATGCATCAGCACTAGTCGTATCAATAGCAGCAGAAGCTGTAGTACCTGTGCTACCTCCTGTAAATACAGAAGCAATAACTTGAGGTACAGTAGCTCTTTGTATTGCGCCTAAGAAAAGGATAGCTCCTTGGTTTTGAGCAGGAGTCCATGACACAGAGTATGTACCTGCTGGTACTTGTCTAACTGCAGCCGCGCTTTGAATATAAGCTGTACTACCTAAGAATAAAGATTCAACCGTAGTAAATCCTGCTGATGGTGTAGCTGTCTGGTCTGTTAAACCAACCCCACCGTCTCCACCCCAGAACGCTACAAGCAAGGCATCCTCAGTGCATGTCACGTTACCGCTAGTTACAGGGTTGCCTGCACCTGGAGCAGCTACATTGGTTAGAGAAGAACTAGCTAGGTAGCCACCTTCTCTAATCTCAACTGCCATAAGAGTAGACTCTGTTGTAGCAGAAGATTTACTAAATTGTACATTATGACTTCCACCATAAATAGCATGTGTATAATGTATGTCAAAACCAAATCCTGGCCATAGACCGCTAGCATATCCACTTGTGCCAATAGAATCCATGTTAGACCCATTGTAAGTAGCTACACCAGAGGCTGCTAAGTCACCTGCCACAACTGCTAAGAGGGAACTTCCTAAGGATTGTGTAACAAGACTAGTACTAGCAGGGTTAGTACCACTACCGTCTAAGTCCCAGTCTCCATTACTATCTCCAACAAATGGGCTTAAAACTCCATTTACAAGAGTAAACCCTTTTGTTGGGAATGGAAGCCTATTTGGAATTCGTGGTACTAAACTTAGCATATTAAGCTAGAGTAACAGGTACTCCACCCTCAAAGTTTAGAGCAGTAGCAGCCGTAGCAACACCAACTCTTTGTACAATGTTTCCTGCAGCAGATGGAGCTGTAGCAGTAGCAATACCCGGAGTTATTGATAGGAATTGAGGACCAGGAGTTAAACCTGTAACGCCTGTGTTAGTACCTTCAAAGTACACAGTAGCGTTAGCACCGTTAGCCACAGCAGCTAGTACAAACCCATGAGCTTCTCTACCAGCGGTAGTAGCGTCAGCCTTACGAACTCTTGGACCACCTGAGTTATGAATGTTAACTAAATCACCAGCGCTCAGAGCTTCAGAAGCTTGAATTGTTGCTGTATCTGCACCGATACCTACAGGCATCATTGTAGAGTCAATACGACCTGAGCCATCTAGAGCTACAACTTTACCAGAGTCTCCAGCACCAGCCGAAGTAGTTGTTGAGTTAACAATTGAGGCAGCTAGTACACCTGATCCGTTTAGCTTAGCCACCTTGTTAGCGTTAGCACCTCCACCAGCGGCGGAAGCATTGATAATTGAATCGTCTAGAATACCGCTGGCGTTTAGTGCTGGGATTCTGTTAGCGTCAGCTGCACCATCCGAAGTAGTCAAACCTGCTTCTTCTGTTAGAGCACCTGAAACGTTCTTAATGAATTTCTTTGTTGATGCGACACCCATGTTAGTTCCTTAAATTAAGCCATAAAGATGGCTGGTTGTATATTGACAATAATTCTTGTAGGAGCAATTGCCACACCAAGAACTTGTGTAAAAAGAGCCCCAACAGGGACCGTCTGAGTAATTAAACCGTTTAAACCTAAAAAGATTGGTTGGTCTACTGTCCAAGTCCATGTAGACTCTTCAATGATATTAGCCGATTTAATAGTAGCTGTAGATGATGCGAGAGCAGCACCAAGTGTAATACCTACTACTTTATTAGCATGTAGAGCATTATTGCATGATGCTCTTAATACGTTGCCTGATCCATCATAGACTACGGCCATGTATCCTGAAAGATTTTCTCCTGCTGTGGCAGATGTAGTTTCCCCACCTGCTGCCCCTGGTTGACCAGGCTCACCCCGTCTTCCTTGGGGGCCAATTCTTGCAAGAGTTACTTCGTAAGATACTGGCTCAATAGTAATTGAGTACTCTGCCATTATCTCTCCTTATACTAAGTAGGTAGGAGAGAAGCAGAGTTCAACCATACCTTGCATTGGTTTGTAAGTTTTTCTAAGTCCAGATACAGAGGCTGGCTCTCTAACGCTTAAGTCAAAGAAGCCGTAGACAGCCTTATCAGGAGCAGGCTGCACTGTCCAAGTAGCTCCAAATGTATCTAGAAATTGAATTCGAATTTTGTTATTTGTATAGCGTTCCCACGCTGTGTTTCTTACGTCTGGTGTTACAGAGGAGGCTACTAACGTATCAGCAATATTCCTGTATGTTAGTCCATTATACGTAACTACATCATCAATAGAGTATGATGTGAGTGAGGACCATACACCCCTGTCTATAGGTGTAGAGATAGTTAGTGTAGTATTAACCCCTGAAGGTCTAATATCCTTAGGTATCTTACCATTGCCAGTATTTAAAGCTTCCATTACTACAGCTTCAAACGTGTATCCTTCAATGTCTGTTAGCCAATTTAGCGTAATCTCATAATCCATCTGTTCTCCTTGAACAATAGAGAATAAGACCGCTCCATCATCAGTGTCTAATTGAACACCTTGACTTCTAATTTTTGATCTTGCCATGACTAAGCCTCTTTCAATAAAAAAGCCCCTAAGTTCAACCTAGGGGCTCATTTGCATTACACCCTGTATAAAGAAACAGAGTGTAATACTAGTTAGCATGAACCTAGGTTGAGAGGCTTAGTATTAATAAATATAGAATAGATCTATACCCCGGCTAGAGGTATAGGGGTTAATTTAACGGGTTTTGTAGACCATCGTACTTCCGTACTTTATCCAACCCATTTTTGATAGTATCTCGTTGAATGTATTGGAGTTTTCCAAAACTGAATTGGAAGTGCAGAATCCAAGCTTTCTTCTGTAGGATTCTTCTATCATCATCATATGAAACAGCCGCATAGCTCTGTATTTAGCCATTAGAGGTATTTGTCTATCTACATGATAATAAATTTGGGATAAAGCTTTTTGACTTGAATGCAGCACAGGGTTCTGCTCTACACATAAGCCCCATGCTACTATTTTACCATTATCCTCAATAACTTGGAAGAAGCCCCTATGTAGGTAGGCACCCCATACTCTACCAAGAGCCTCTTCCTTATCTGAACCATAAATAGGATCTTTGTATTGATCTATAGATACATCAATTAATCTTGATAGCTCCTCATAAGAAGCCAAGTCTCGTGATATCATACCTTAAACTCTTGAATAAACATGTCTGAGAATTGAATGTACTGAGAGCTAGTAGGGAAGCTTACTAACGATGTAATTCTAAAGAATAATGTAAAATCCCTAGCTACTTCACCTAATACTCCCACATTAATAAGTCTATCAATGTTGTAATGCCAAATCCCTAACTTTACTCCACCCTCTGTATATAGAGGCACAGTACCTAATCTAGAAATTCTATATGGCTCAGGCGAAGTTGGAGTAGGAGTAACACCAATGTAAGCAGTGATAGTAACATGGTCTGCTGTATATGATGTAGGAAACTCTACTTGCACAGATCCAGAGGCTCCAATCCTTACATACCCGTTAGAGTCTGTAAAATTTAGCACCTCTGCGGCTGGCGTAGTAAAATCAGTGACACCCGATGTGATAGGTGAGTAAGCAATATCGTTAACAGTACTTTCTACGTTAGCAGTTACAGCACCAATAATCAGCTTCTGGGTACTAATAGTTCCGTTAACAAATAGATTGCCATTTAGATATTGTGTAACAGCGATCCATGCAGACCCCGTATAAGACCTTGTTTCACTAAATGTACCATCTGTTCTGTACAGGGTTACAATATCTAGAGTTCTAGGTGTACCATACCCTACAGCCGCAATACCTGCAGCAGCTTCTAAATCACTCCAAGAAGTTCCTGTTGTAATTACAGCAATATTGATATTACCTCGTACTCCTGGAGTACCTGGGGTTCCACCTGTACCATCTTGACCTGCAAACGCTTTAGTAACGGTAAACCTTTTAGTTTCAGAAGTAAAGCCTGCTCTTGCAGCTGTGATATCTACCCACCCTTGTCCTGTGTCAGGTCCACCTCCACCTAAAGCATTTGGCCATGCTTCTGTTTGAATCCCATCAGCAACAGGAAGGGTTACACCCTTTGTAATTCTAATTTCATCTAATACTCCCACCAGATTGCTGGCTGTCTCAAGTGGAAGTGTACCAATTTTAAATGTTGTCATGGTATATAAATCCACCCATTAAGACCCCATGCAAAATACCCAGTAGGAGGTGCATAGGTAAAGGTTCCAGGATATGCTTTAAAGTCTACAGTTAGCCCTGTGGTACCACTATACGCTTGGAATGCTGGTCTTACACCCTCATAGAATGGTGCCGTAGAGCGAGCATACAAGCTATAGTTAAAGGTAGTAGGAGTATGCACATACGCACTAGCAAAAACGGATCCTTCCGCTCCTGATCCATACTGCCATAAGCCATTCTTAGAAAATCTAACTGCATTATTTGTCAGATCTACAGCTACGCCAATAATATCAGAAGCAGTATAAGTCGTAAATGTAGCTTCTACTATATTATCTTCATATAGTTCACCTGTAGAGTACCATCCAATGCTACCTGCTGATAGATTAGTTGTAGTACCAGGAGGCGTAGTTGTATAAGTGGTAAATGCCCAAGATCCAGACTGTTTTCCTAATTCTCCACTCTGAACCAAAGACTGAGTCCCTGGCATAATACCTACAGCAATATTGGCTGCTCCAAATGTAGCTCCACTAAAGTGAAACTCTCCGTATTTAGGCATATTAGCATTATTGTAAGAGCCATTATTGTTTTCATTTACTCCTACTAAACTTGTTAAATATACAAAATCAGGATCTGAGGAGTCACTAATTACACACTTTTGTATGCCTGCTGCTGCTACATCTGGAGTCCATCCACTTCCTGCTGGTGGCCATAGCCCTGTAACATTAGTTTCTAGAACATATGCTCTACGGAGCCAAGCAGCATTTAGGTATGGAATTAAATTGTTATGAAGGCTACCTAATCTAATTGAATTCCCAATATCTGTATACAAGAATTCATTTCCTGCATATGTATTAGATAAAAATTCAAAAGCAATAGGTCGAGTCATAGCTGGAATAGTTGCAATATCAATAACTGCCATTATACCCTCTCTATTTGGTAAGTAAGGGCTATCCAATCAATTAACTTATCAATAGTAATTGTCATATCTACTGAGTTAACATCGGGATCCCCTGTATATGTTGAGGTATTATAGTTTGGTACTATCGGTATCCTATCTGTTAAGCTTAGTACCGTAGCTATTGGTAAATCTGATATAAGAATATTTGCCATTATAGCACCACATGTGTCTCAATAAAAGCTCGAAGTGTAGCTAATGAAACCCTTCTTAAAACTCCACCTTGAAGTATCAAAATGTAGTATGTATCTAAGGGGACATCTGCCTCATCTCCTGGAATGTTTGCAATAGGAAATATCATAGTAATGTCTCCGATAAGTCAATTGTTAATGTATCACCTGTATCTGTCATATAGTTATCAGCAGAGTTAGAAGAAGATCCAAGCAATGCTATATTATCAGGGTCATATAAGTATGCTGTAGCGCCTTCAGCAAAGCTAAAGCTATCAGTGTTAGCGTTTACTCTAATATCTACGTTAGCTCCATTCCTTGTAACTCTAATGTAATTTACAATACCTGCCGTAACTGTGCCTGTAACTGTAACAAACTCATTGTTGAACATTTCAGTAGTTGTTACATAGTCAAAGGATACTGCTCCACTAGGGTTAATACTGACTGCCCATGAGTTAGTGTAGAAAGGTTGTGCATATCCATCCCATAGGCCCATTACAAAAGTCTTAACAACTGGGAGTGTAGCGATGTATACTTGCACATCAATAGCAAAGTTACCTGCTCCAAAATGCCAATCAATATTATCAGCATAAGACAAGTTTCCATCAGGCACATTTGGGAAGTTAATACCCCTTACGTATTTAGCATTAGTACCTGTTGTAACAATATTTGTTGAGGTATTTGTAGCTGTTTTAGGTGTACCACTATTATCTAAGAAGCTAGTAGATCCCAGCGTATCATCTGCATGCAGTAGAAGTTTAACACTAGCATATAATGGGTCACCATCAGATGCAAACCCAGTTACTACAACGTGGTTATCTGTAATAGTAGATACTACACCTGTATCTACTTTAGAGTAAGTCCATAAGTTAGTTTCATCTGCTGTACCTCTTATTGCTCTCATGTAAGTATCAGCCCCAGCAAATGTAAGCACAGTTCCTGCAGAGTCTGTAGGCACTGTATGGGCCTCATTTGTTAGTAGGAAAGTAGTAGGAGAAACCCCATCTACTGGTACAGGAATCTCATCTAAGTTAACTAGCAGTTCAGGCCATCTAGAGCCTGTAGTGTAGTTCATTCTTGGAGAAAACTTACCATCAGACCTTTCAGCAACTACAGTTAATGTATACTGACGAGTAGGTAAAGACGGAATCTCAAACCTTGTGTCTGATGTCATTCCAATTTGGATCCACTCATCATATACACCAATGCTTCCTGGTCTTTCTAAAGTATAGTAAATTCTGTATCTAATAACTCTTGAATCGTTAGCAGCTATCCATGATAATACACCTACAGTATAAGTTTGCTCACTTGTAGGACTAAATGCTAAACCTGTAACTTGGGCTACATCCCCATTATAAATATTTCTCGGAGCTACAACCTCATCATCCTTAGCGTTCCATGCTAGCTGTCTAGCATCAAACTTAATAGCTTGGATCTCAGCATTACCTCTCTCATTAACCTTAACTTCTTCAATCTTTAGTAACTCTCCTGGGGTACCTAGAATAGTGCTATTAACATTAATAATGTCTCCAGGCTCTAAGTCTGCATACTGAGGTAGCACAATAAACTTGTATACTACAACTGTTCTACTAGCCCTTACTTTTTCTTCTGCAATAGCTAATGCATGATACTGGTCTGTTACACCAGGAATAAAGGATTCTACTTCTAGAGGGACGCCGCCATCTTGGGTGAGGAACGTATTGTGTATAGTACTATACTTAGTAGGCCAAGATACAGTATCCTCAGCAAAGTCTTCGGACTCATTCAAGTATTTAATAGTAGCTAGATTTAATCTTTGTTGGCTATTTGGATACGAGATTGATACTTCATCTTCTTGTACAATATCTGCATCTGTGATATAAGCTTGAGAAGCTTTTACCCAGGGACCTACAGTAGCACCCATTACAGGGATAAATACATTTAAGTTTACCGTAGACACAAATAGGTCTACACTTGAGCTTGATCCTGGTGGATACTGTACAATATCACCCGCTGAATAGCTTAGCGCTGAATTCCATTCGGTAGGATAGTTTAGCTGGAGTTTGTATTTACCTCCAGACCAAACCAGCTCCGCACCTGGCATAGTTTCAAGAATTTGTTCTATATTGTCTCTGATGCTTTGGCTAGTATCAATAGCCATATTGCACTCATAAAGTTTTATATCACGAGTAACAGTTCTACCTTTTTCATTCCATAGCTTACCATTGAGAGGTCTGTCTGTTTCTACTACTCTCTCACAAATCTGATAAGCATTATAGAACGAATCTAGATCTAACTTGCTAACATCTAATCCCTTACCATACTGAGTAGAGGTCAAGTAGTCTAACAAACATAGTGCTGGATTATTTGAGTAAGTTTTAGTTACTGACAACGACCTTGACCCTGCTGATCCTGTAATGCTTTTAACCTTTTGGCCTTCGATGTAGAACTGTACAATAGGCACCTGACCATACTGTGGATCTTCACGATTCAATCTAAACACCATTGATGCATAGCAAGTATTTGTGAACACAGAAGTAGTTAAACCCCCGTTAGCAGTCATCATTGGGTCTGCTACATCACCGTCTTTGTATACATAAATCCTATGCCCAAATACAAATTTTGGATCGTTAAAGTCTTTTTCGTCTACATCACACCAATACAAAGCACTAATGCCAGAGTGACAAATAGCTTGTTGTACAAACAAGAACTCATTCACTGTCCCTGATATACTAGCATTTAATGCTGGCGCTCTAACCGTTTGTTGTGGTACTGTAATCCATAACTGAAATACACCTGTTGTGTTATCGTAAGATCTACAGTTGTAAGTACCTTCTACTACATTACCTTCAAGGTTAGTATAAGTAATTGTTATTCTCTTCCCACCACCTACAAACCCAGAGCTGTTAGCATTAGATCCACCTAGCGCATATCCAAAAGGATTCAATCCCGGTGGTCCCGTAAACGTAATTGTATCCGACGAAAAGCTAGCTATTGCTGAAATTGTTTCATCAAATGTAAGGGTATCATTAATTGGAAATGGAAAGAAAATAGAAGTTCTAACTCTTGTTACTGTTGTGCTTGTTAAGGTTGAAACCCTAGAGTCTCCGGTTGAAAGGAACATCTCTCCCCCAACAGCCGGGGCTGCATACACATAATTTCCTGACGTTTTGTGGAATACTCTGACACCACCTAACTTACCTCTACCATACTGTACAGGAATGGGGCTAACAGGCTCCTCAATAGATAGCTGGAAACCCTTAGCAGCCTCAGCTGCTTCTCTTGCTCTAGCCTCTAACTTCTTCTGTCTACTTCTTTGATAGTAAATAGAAGTTGCTAAAATAGCAGCTTGAACATACCACAGGGAAAAGAATTGTTGTAAGGCTGCAACTGCAGCGGCAAATTCAGCCATTACTTAGCCCTCCCCCATACAAGTGACACTTCTGTAGATCCTTCATATACTTGGTCAAATGAAGTGTCTGTTGATAATCGTTGTTTAATACTGTCTTTAGATGTGTAAAATGAATTTACATATCCTAAGGCACCCATAGGCGAAGAACCCTCAATAGTCAAAAGAACTTCCCCATTATTTCTGTCAATTGAATAAGCTTGCCCATCAACAGTTCCTTGGTAGGCAATAATTACATCTTCTATATTAGTTAACGGTTGACCTGGAGCTACCCCTCCTAAAGTTCCGTTTGTTGTATTGATAAATACTAGCATTACTGTAATATTCTTTCCTACCCATCCATCCTCAAGCTCAGGCTTAAAGGAGTATGTAGGGTCAGCGTAAGTAATCTGGTACGCTTCTCTATCTACTACAGCAGAAAGTCTTGGAGGCTGAACCGCTACAAGATTATTGTTCTTTGTATAAGTTACCCCGTCTACAACTACGTCTCGGTTGATACTACAGAAATTGTAGGTATCTGCGAGGGACACTAAATAAAAGAAGTTAATATGGTCTCTCTGTAGTAAAGTAGCTACAGCTGCACTTTTCTTTCTCATTATAGCGCCTCAATAAATCTAACTGTTCCTGGATCTGACAGTACACCGTCTGAATACCTAATACCTAACTGTACGTTAGTATCATAGTAGGCTCGTAGTGTTACACTGTCACCTATATTTACCGTAGTACCCGAGGGGATATCGTCTACAAGAGGCGGAAATATACCTACTCCAGACCCCACAGATCCTGGTATTGTTACTAAATAAACTTTTGAAAAAGAACCAAAAGAGATGAACTCTCCCTTGGCCATATTTTGTCCACCACTTAACCCTGCAATATTCAGAGTCGTTGCTCCTTGTAGAAGAGCACCTGAAGTAGTTAAAGGTACTACAGGCGTCTTCATAGAAGCAGGTCTATATACTTGTGGCATACGAATATAGACTCTATTTGTATATCCGTTCTGTACGCTATGAACTAAATAGTCAGCGGAGTCATTAGATGGGTATAGAGCCGCCTCTATTTCCCACCTTTGAACAGGCATTGAACTAACAACACGTCTAAGAGACATTGAGTCAGATACAAAAGCTGGCTGGTTACTATTAACAGTTAATGGCGTTGAAAACTTAATCAGAATATCAGCGTCACTACCTGTATTAGTGGCCGACTTTAGAATGCCATATGATGACATTATTATCTCCTTACTCCGGTTTCATAGTTATGTTGGTTTACTCCAGATGCAATTTGAGGAATCAGTCTAGCAATCTCTTGACGAGTTTGTCTAGAAACGTCCCCAGTAATGTTTACATTGAATACTTGTTCAGTTCTACCTGTACCTCCACTTAGGAGGGCTCTTTGTTGTGCATCATTTAAGATTACTTCACCACCGTGAGCTAGAACTGGCATAGGTGCTCCAAGAGCGCCTGGTACTACCCCACCGTCAGCAAATGGAAGTAGGCTTGATAGCCATGATCCTGCTGAAGCTAGAGTACCACCTAAGTCAAATCCTTGGAAGCTACTAAAGATACTACTAATGCTGTCAAATAAAGATCCAAAGTCAATACTACCGAATAAGCTTGTTAGCTTATCTAGTATACCACCAAATGTACTTGTTACTACATCGTACACTTTTCCTAGATCTTCTGTTACAGTAGTAATTAGGCTTTTCTTATCTGCTCCACTAACTTTATCAGCAGCGTCCTTACCTTGCTTAGCAACACCTGATCCTAAGAACTCAAATGCTTTATTGAATATGCTGTTAGGATTATTCTTACCCGTAATGGCATCTACAAACGAGTTAACAAATGAGTTAACAATATTTTCAGTTAGAGTATCAAACAAAGCCCTAAAGAATGGTACATCACCTTTGCTCATTAAAGCGTTAGATAAGCCTTGTTTTAAAGATTCTCTTGTATTGTTAGCAAGATCAATACCTGCTTGCTTAATATCAGCAGCAGTTCTTACAGCAGCGTTAGCTTCTACAATACCATTCAGAATATTAGTTCTTAAGCCTTCTAGGGTTGCTAGAGCAGCTTTACGAACGTCTTCTGGCTGGTTTGGATTTTGAGCAGTTGCCCATTCAGCTAAGAACTTCAGTACTTGTGCATTAATGCTTCTTGCACCATCTACTGTTAAAGCTAAGATGTCTTCATATTGAGCACCAATATTAGCCTTGCCTAAATTCTTTGCTAGCTCTTCAAATGGACTTGCGGCCTCTACTTTAGCTGCACCTTTAGCTAACTCTTTGTTTAGCTGGATTTCTTTCAGTCTTCTTTGGAAGCTAGCCTCATCTAAAGAGCCTACATCTTTTAATGCTTCAGCAAGATCACGAGCCTCGGTAGCTAGGTTAAACAGAGTAGTTCTATTTTCAGCAGTCATTCTACCAAACTCTTCAGTTGACAGATTTAAGTCACCATATTGAGAGTTAATAAATTGAAGCTGTTCGCCAACCCTTAAGTTATCTTCAATGATACCTCTAGCTGTTTTCTTTAAAGTATCTTGCTCTTTTGCTAGTCCTGGGATTAGTGCCTTATCAGTATTCTTATTATCCAGTTTTAGTTGAATCTCTGTAATTTGACGATTAATGTCAATGTAACGAGTCAATGTATCTGGTGGTAACGAGAATGCTCTTGATACACTAAAATCAAAGCCTGATCCTGAGAATAGTTGGGATACCTCAGTAGCAGATTTAGGCTGATTTGATAGAAGCTTTCTAGCTCTTTCGGCAGCATCTGTTTGAGCTTTAGCATACGCTTGTAGCTGCTTAGCAGTTAGATTTTCTGATCCTGGTTGTTCTAAGATTAGAGCAATCTGTCTTACTTCAGCAGCTGCATTACGCAGTCCCTTATAGGTAGCTGCATCAATCGACAGGAAATCTTGAATACTCAAGTTAGCACCTAAAGCATTAATATCACCTAAGATAGTATTGAATGTATCAATACGTGGTTCAGGTACATTAAAGAATTGCTTTAGCTTAGCTGATTCATTATCAATTTGAGCTAATCTAGTAGGACTCTCTGTTTGAAGTCTTTCTTCAGCTAACTTACTTAGTCTCTGGAAGATTTGGATAGATTGAGCTGCTCTCTTATCAGACATCCCTCTTAAGAATCCTTCACTGAATGTTACTCCAGCGTCAGATCCTAGAGCTTCTAGTCTAGCACCTAATGGAAGATCAGAGATTAGTGTTTGTAAAGCCTCTCTCTTTAAGAGTTCTGCTTCTTTTATTAACCCTTTTCTTCTCTCAGAACCATACTTATCTAGTACAGGATCCTTAGCATCAGAAACTTTCTGATTGATTTCTTGCAGTTTAGCATAGAAAATCTCTAAGCCTTTAATGCTAGCTTTATCAATGATCTTGTCATCTAAATTGATGCTATTTTTCTGAGCTAAACGCTTAGAAGCACCAATTAAACCTTCTCTTGAGAATGAAGCAGCATCTTCAATTGCATCTTTAATCTGCTGACCTTTAACTTCAATCTGTATTTGAATTCTACGCTTTTCAGCTGTAGTTGATACAGTATTAATTTCTTCGTTTAAGGCGCTTAGCTCAGATGTTAGATACTTAACCTTCTCCCTAGCCATATCGTCTAGCAAGTTAAGGTCTGAGTCTTCAAAAGCTACTTTATTACCTTGTAGAGAGTTTGTTAGAGCCTTAATTTGATTATTTAGTCTCTCAGCTGCAGCTGCTCTTTCTTGCAGGTCCCTTACACCAGCACTTAAGTCTAGTACTCTTAGCTCTGCTCTTCTTAGTTGGTCTTGTCTTAAGGCTTGAACTTGACCATCACGCTCATTAGGTGTTCCAAAGAATTTTACTCCTCTAGAATCCTTTTCAGCTTGAATAGCAGCAATCCAGTCTTTAATAGCTCCAACTAGCTCAGTTCTTTGTTGAGTGTTTAACTTATCAGGGTCAATTCCTGCAATATTCTTAGCAGCTTCAATATAGACTTCTGATACTTTCTCACCAAAGAGTTCTTTAGCTCTTTCTTGGTAGAATGTAATTTGACCATCAATCTCATCAGCCTTTCTAGTAAAAATATCAGCCAATGATCTTAATGCAGTATCAATTGTGCCACCCTTAAAAGAGTCAGGTAGCGCATTAGCAACTTTAGTATTAGTATTTGTGCCTAATCTCAGTAGGCCACTAATTGTACTAGCTAAAGACGAACTAATGTTGATAGCTGTTGTGGTAAATCCTTCAACAATAGCACGAGTAATTCTATCAAAACCATTTTCTGAGGCTCTTGTTTGGCCTTCAACCATTGCTCTATACAGCAGACCTGTTAGACTTTCTGAACTGAATGATCCAGCTCTATCAATACCTTGTCTAGCTTGTTTAGTAGCATTGATTAGTGTCTCCATTTGAGACTGAGAAACTTGACCTGTTAATAGATACTCTTCTCTTGTTCTTTCTAACGTATCATTAACTGATACTAGAAGCTTTTCAAGGTTAGCAGTCTGCTTTTCATTTAAAGCTTTAAAGTCAATACTACTCAAATCAAATTGCTTAGACGAAATACCATTCTGAGCAGCAATACCTGAATCAGCAAATCTTCTATTATCAGAGCTAATAATGCTATCTAGCTTACGCTGTACAGCACTACGCTTATCTTGGGCATCAATAAATCCAAATAGCTTTCTAATCTTTAGGAATACATCATCTAGACGTTCTGTAAAGGAGTTACCCTCACCAAACATGTAGATACCTAAAATACCTCCAACAACAGCAACTGCTGCTACAACAGCACCAATAGTAGCTGCTACCGATCCAGCAATAAATGCTACAGCAGCCGCTAAAGCACCTTTAATGCTCGCTAGTAGTCCTACAATACCACCCGGCAGGAACATGTTTAGTAGCAGTCCACCAGTTAGGATAGTCTCGAAGTTGTTTATAAAGCCACCAATGATACCGTCTAAAGCACCTGTTGCATAAGCTACAGACCCAACTAAAGCAGCAGCACCGGCTTTACCAAAGATTAGTCCTTTTAATAAACCACCCTTAGATGCTTCTTTACCCCACTTATCACGAAGCTTATCGGCTTCCATAGAAATAGGAGTAATAACCGTTTTACCATCTAAGAGGTCTGGCTGTATCTGTGGGAGATCACCATACTTTTGTGATTCAATAGACTTCTTAATTGACGTACTAGCTTTCTTTCCTAGATCAGTAATTCTACCAAATGTTTTAGAGAAGAAGTCTAGGATACCACCAATAAATGGTGCACCCTTATCTGCCCAACCCCATAGTCCACTTACAATAGAATTACCTGTATCTTTAGCTTCTTTAGCTAAGCCTACCCCAATCTTCTTAAATCTACCACCAATATTCTTACTTAAGTCTGCACCACCATCAAAGGCGTTTGTTAGTAGTAAGAATGCTGTAGCAAACCCTGCAAAGATAGACCCATAGAACTTAATTGATTCACCTATTAGTGTACCAATTTCACTTAAAGCCTTTTGAAATTGTGAAGTTTCAGCGTTAACAGCTTTGATAGACCCCTCAGCAGCACTTGCAGAAGTAGTAAACAAAGCCAATAAAGATACAATACCAGCAATTAATACAAACTTACCTGCTTTACCAAAAAGTACCTTTCCTACTAATCCGTTTTCTCCTCCAACTTTAGAGGCAATACTTTGAAGAGTACTAAACATGTTAATACCTTGGGAAGCAACGGATGAGAAGCTTGCTTTAGCTGCAGATGGATCAACAGCCTTTGGTAGAACTCCTTTAAGAGAGTTAATCAGCTTTTGAATAACGTCTTTGATGGATGAAGTAATTTTACTAAACCCAGTCTTAACTTTAGCTTCCGTATCTTGAGGATTTGTACCTAACATTACTGTTTGTAGTAGAGCGGCGCCTTTAGCACCAGTCTCCAGCACACTCTCATTTACTGCTTTAACAGACTTCTCAACTTTACTTCTAGCAAACTTAGTAGCAGCTTTTCTGTTAGTACCACCGTCAGCAAAGTCACTTACTAATCTACCTAGTAGTCCTGTTGTACCTGAAGATGATGCAAATGTACTCTTAAATAATCCAACAACTTTAGCTAAAACAGTCTTTGTAGTATCAACAATTCTATTTACACCAGATTCACCAGTCCATAAGATGTATAGTAAACCACCTTTAGCAATAAATTCAAAAATGGCTGAACCTTGGAACAAGCTATCAAATGAGCCTAGCAGCGTTAAGATACCTGCAATAGCTGCAAAGATTCTAGCAGCACCAAATGTACCAAATAAGGCTTGAGCAATAGCTCCTGTAGGCTTAAATTCTTTCACAAATTTAGCTATAGGAGTGATGATAGCTGTAACAGACTTAGGTACTAGATCTAGCTTAGATAGTAGCTTATACCCGGCAGTACCAAGCAGTACACTACCTACCAGACCTAATGCCGTAGAGAATCCTTCTCCACCAACATTAAAGATAGTTTCAAAGGCCTTACCAATTATTGGTAGTTGTGTTAAGAATCCTCTTGTAAATCCACTAATAACAGTTAGCAGTGCATTTAGGATATCAGGGATAGATTTAATAAAGTGAGCAGCAAATGCACCAGCGGCTTCACCAAGGGCTTTAGCTGATTGATCTAGGAAGCCTTGACCAAACATACCCTTAACAAACTGATCACCTGCTAATAGAGCAGAGGCCGATACGGCTGCAATCAGAGTCTTTTGAATGATACCAGCAAGTTTAGACGCTGGGAATAGGAAGGTCACAATATAAGCAGCTGCAGATAGTATAGCCAGCCTCATTGCTGTTGGGAACTCTTGTGAGAATCTATGGACTGAATCCATTAAAGACTCATAAAGACCCTTAGCAGCGTTTACAAAGTCACCTTTAGACTCAAATGTAAAGCTACCAGACTTACCAATCTTTTGTACTTGTTCAAATATGTTTCTGAACTTATCACTTACTGTTGAAGCAAACTCATTTAATGGTTTAGATACTCTAGGAATCAACGACTCTGTCTGTGACACAACACTATCAATAGTGTCAGTCCACCAAGAGTTACCAATTACTTTATCATAAATATTTCTGAATACATTAATTACATATTTGCCAAACTCAGCTATGTCTTTCTTAACATCTTCAAGTTTACTACCTACATTAGCTAGACCCTTTTCGAATCTAGAAGTATCAACACCTGCAGACTTTAGAGCTGTAACAATTAGGCCAATAGCTGCAGCACCTGTAGCAGCATATAAAGCAATTGAAGATACTACTAGCACTAATCCATTAAGGTAGATGTATACTGCTGCAAAAGCGGAAACAACTCCAGCAGCAAATACAGCAATATTCTTACCTGCTACTTTCACCATTTTCTTGGAAGTGTTAATAACACCGTCTACAAGATCTGTCCAATAGGAGTTTCCAATTACCTTATCATAAATATCAGCAAAGTAGTCAATTACTTTGTCTTTAAAATCAGATAAGATGTTTAACACATTAGTAGCTAATGGTTTAACCTTACCTAACGCTGCTTCAAATAGGTTATTAATGCCCATGCTGAAGCCTTCACCAAATGACAGACTTTTCTTAGCTCCTTCTACAGCCGCAATTAGACCCACAATTTGACCAGCCCAGATCTTGATAGTTAGTGCCGCAGGAGCCAATGGAGCTACAATTAAGGCACTTAAAGCAGCCCAAGCAATCATTAATTTTGTACTTACGGCTTGTCCTGTTTGCATGATAGACACAAGCTCTTCCCATGTTTGAGAAATAGATTGTGTACCACCTAGTATAGCTGGTAAAACATTAAACAGGTGCTGTAAAGCATAAAATGCTCTTACTGCGTACTTACGTACCTTTTCTGGGAAGTCTGCTAATGATGAGGAAGCTAAAGAGTCAAATATCTTTCTGATATCAGTTGTTACATAATTAGCAACATCAGCTAGGGCGTCTCTTACTGACCCTGCGGCTTCTCTAATCGGTGCATCTAGTCTTAAACCTTGCTTAAATGCAACAAACAAACGTCTAGTGAACTCATACACTACGTATAGTGTAGCACCTAAAGCCTTACCAATAATTTCAGGTAAGTTAAAGAATACATCTTGAGCTAGGTTACCCACTTGTGTCCAAGTACTACCAAACTCGTCTTCAATGATTCTGTTTACATCTAGTAAACTTCTATTTAGACCTAAGGCGCCTCTTGTTAACTCAGTCATTGAGTTAATGAAGGCTTCAATATTACCTAATCTAAAGTTAAATCCCGCATTACCAATTAAGCCTAAGTATCTCAATACCCCTCTTACAGAGTAAGTTAGACTTCTTTCTAGCTTTCTGTATTCGTTGATAATACTTGTTGTATTACTTCTAACAGCATTACCTAGGTCTTTTAACCCTTGTAAGAACTCAATAAATACTTCACGGTTAAATACTCGTTTAAACGTATCTGGATCTAGCCCACCAGTAAAGAATACTGTCTGGAATGCACGCTTAATTCTTAAGATGGCTGTTTCAATTTCAGAATTAACACCAATCAGAGATTTAAAGTTATCTACTGAGCGTATTACACCTAAGCCTAACCCAGAGAAGAACCCTCCAAATAGATCATCTAGCTCTCTTACAGCTACCTTTGCATCATATACAATGGTTCTTGAGAAGAAGAATCTTGGGAAGAACTCACCTAGCTGGATAGATAGTTGCTTGATAATCTCAAATACCGAGCTACCTACCCGTGTTACATCCGAGATACCTTGTCTAATTCTTGTACCCGCTACAGCAGCTGAAGCCCCAATATCTTGAGCAGCACTTCTTACTACCTTAGCCTTAGCAAGTAGACCATTACCTATTGCAGCAGATAAACCTAATCCTCTATCTAGCTCAGAAACAAACTCTGTAATGGCTTGGCCAATTTGAGTAGTTGACTGCTGTAGAGTAGGTGACAACTGCTTAAACTCACTATTTAGCTTATCCGTTTGAGATAGTAGCGAGCTAAACACCACCTCTGAAGTTAGCTTACCTTCAGCCGCTAGAGCACGCATCTCAGCAATGCTTACATTCAACCCATCTGCAATAGCTAGAGCAATTCTAGGTGTTTGTTCTAGGACTGAGTTTAGTTCTTCACCACGTAGAGTACCTGAGCCTAGGCCCTGTCCTAACTGAACAATAGCAGCTCTTGCTGACTCTGCTGATGAACCTGAAATAGCTACAGCTTGCTGGATAGCTTCTGTAGCTTTCAGAATTTGATTTGTTGATTTACCGGACTTAGATAATGCTAAGCCTAGCTTATTAAATGTTTCAGCTGTGTTATCAACTGAAGATCTTGTTCTTTGTGTAATATCTAATAGTTCGCGTTGAACCCTTAGCAGTTCACTTGTACGCCCTGTTACAAGGGCAATCTTATTACCTAAATTTGTAAATTGATCAGCACTCTTATTTAGTAGTGCTAGTCCACCAGAAATGGTTACAGCTACACTAATGCTCTTAGCTAGGGTTAAGAACCCCTGCGAGATGCTGCTTGTGCTTTTCTCAATACGATTTAGGCTTAATTGAAGAGAGCGTAGATCCTGTTCAGCCTGTCGAGAATCTGCTCTTACGCCTACTACAACTCCTGTCATATGATTTCTCCAATAAAAAGCCCCTCTGATAGAATGTCATAGGACATAGCCATCTTAGGGGCGTTAAGTATCAGCGGTAAGTTACGATTTCTCCATCAGGAGATACTTTCTTGTTACTTAAAATTGTTTGTTCGATAAAGTGTGCTGGAGCTTGTTGTGATGATCCAGCGTTTAGATACTTGACATGCTCTACATCGTTTTCGATAGTATACACACCTTTATTAAGAGTAGGTTTAACAACCCACCCATCTCTAGCTTCTCCAGTATCTACAGGAGTAGCTTCTTTTAACTCAGATACTAGTTGTTTACTTACAATAGCAGACTGAGTTTCACCTACATCAGCTAGTTGGGACTTGATCCTTTTTAGCTCTTGTTCTATACCTTGTACTTTTATTTTTATCATAATTCCTGCAGTATAGGTAAGGTATCTCCTCCTGTTGCTCCAAGAAGTTTTGACAGTAAGCTAGATGATTGTAGACCTTCTTTGGTCATAATCAAGTTACCATCTTCATCGATAGTGCCTTTAGCATTTTCTGAAGACTTCTTAATAGCTGCTAGTGAAGCAAATACTTGTTCTGGTTTTAGTTTTACACCTTGTGATTGAAGCATTAGCATAGTTCTATTATCTTCTCTCCACCCAATAGGACGCTGGGAGAAGTAGTAGAACCATCCTGAGAGCTCTTCATAAGGCATTTCACGACGAAGCTTATAGAGTGGCATTCCTAACTGAAACGCCAACTCATACATTGACATCTCTTCGTCTGTTAGCTTTCGTTTCCCTGCGGACCCATCCCACTAAACTTAATAATCTCATTCGAGAGAGAAGACAGTTCATCCAAGGGGAACGTATCAAAGTCTTGATCGGAAAGTTCATGGGCTCCTTCAACAGAAGATTTAATCACAACCTTCATAACCTCAAAACCCTTACGAGTGTCATCACCGGACTCAATATCCTTAACGGTTTCTTGAACACGCATAACCTCATCAACAGACAGCTTACTAATAGTGACTTTATCACCCATAAAGCTAACAGTCTTAGTTACACGCTTACCAACCAGTTTCTTAATACTCATTTTGTTGTTTATCCTTAATTAGAATTGATCTTTATATGCAAATTGGAAATCATCAAGGTTCTTCCTCATCTGATGCAGAACAGAAAGAGTCTCAAAGATCTCAGTAGATTTCTCTTTATTGCTATCAAACTCAGCAATACGGTCAAATGTTTTACGAATTGAAATATCAATACTTTGACGCATATGTTTAGCTGTAGTTCTTAGTACATAGCTTTTACTAAATGGTTTATTTTCCATACTTTATACTTACCCATATAGGGTTAATTTAACGGGTTTCGTTATAAAAAGGAGGTTTGATGTTATCGCCCCTCCTTTGACTAATTAAACGGTGAAAGCACCATAGAAGTCAGACTGCACCGAGATTGTCAGTGTAGCCGTATTGGCGTCAGTCAACTGCGGATTAACTAGTAGCGCCTCAATCTTGCCAATGAAGTACCAGTACGAGTTTTGTGTCGTACCAATACCCAGAGCACTAGAAGCGTACTCGTTAGCAGCCAGAACTGTATTTGGCTTCGAGTTCATAATCGCGAAGCGGAATACGTGCTGCAGACCATCACCAACCATATCACCCAGTGTAGTACCATCCGCCCAGTCAGCAGGTACAAAGTTCAGTGTGATTTCCATTGAAGGAGCATCAGACTGACCCTGAATTTGCTGAGTTTGCTTCTGGCCATAAACCGGCACGTTAACAATGTTAGGCGGAGTACCAATTCCTGGGAACTCTCTAACGTTCTTGATACGTGTCAGTTCAGCTGCTGTATCAAACAGAGCGTCAAAATCAGACTTAGCAGTATAAGCAGCGATTGTAGGTGTAACAGTGGCTGTAGCTACTGATAGATCAGTAAACAGACCTGCACCAATTGAAGAAATGTGTGCCATTATTTAAACTCCATAAAAGAAGAAGGGAATTGAATAGGTTCCTCGGAAAAGATTAGGGTTGTCCTTATCCCTTCCAAAAACAGAAAGACTACTATTACCTAGCTGAGTACTATTAATAGATACATAAGCTAAGTGAGTGTCAAGAATATCAGCAATCTCATGAAGCCTAGATGACCCTTGACCCGAAGGCGTGAAGATGTCAACTATGATTAGCCCTGAGACTTGCTCTGAAGAGCCAAATAAATATTGTGGCCTTGCTGGGAGAATAGTTACGCGGCAGAATTCTGTTACTTCAGATTTAGGTATAAAGTTAGAGGGGTACATAAGAATATCTTCGTTCTCCCACTCCGGACTACCAAACACTGAGTAAACATCTTTTTGTACTTGAGAGAATTTCATTATGAACCCTCCCTTACACAATCAACCTCAATAGTATAACCATTATCTGAATAGTCAGAAATAGAATACACAGAGCCTCTAACATTCACCTGATCATAGTCTGTTAGATCGCTAACATCTTCTGAAACTAGTAAGAGCTTAAGAGTAAGTACACGCCTAGCAGACTTAAGCCTGCGAGAGCTTGATAGTACTACACCTCTTACTACACTCTTTTGTGGGTTAGTTGTCCCTGCTTCAAGACTATTAAAATCATATTCAGTAGGGTTTGACTGTATAAGCGCAATATCTTCCGCTAAATCTTTAATTAAGGCTAGTGCCTTGCGTACATTACTTTGTACAAGTCCACGATAAGACATTTAATTTGCCCTCCACCATGTACGTGAACCTCTATTTAGCAACAAGGGATTGATCTCCCTCTTTACTACTTGAGGCACAAGTGAAGCTGATGATACTTGTTTTAGTTTTATTGGACCTACTTCAATATCCACAACAGAACCCGTTGAATCTTGGATTCCATCATTATTTAGTAAGTGGTAAGCTAGCTCGTAAGTAGCTTTCAGTATCCTTTGGGGAACTGTGCTGGTAAGCTCTACTTGTAAGCCAAGTCTAGGATCAAAGTATGAACCCACTCTTGGCCATGCAAGATCTTGATCAGTATCAACAACAGTACCCGTCCAGGCTTTATTATCTAGAATAGAAGTAGCTGTGATAAGCGCACGAGACTTCTGATCTGCATCGGAATCTTCCCATGCGCTTGAATCTAATCTATCCTCGAAATAGGCGTCTGCCTCATCTACTGTAACGTAGCTGTTTGTGCCTTTAACGAGTGCCATTGTATTCCCCGGAGATTAGCTGTGGAACACAGGGACAATACCCAGGCTCAGAGCCGAGGTTGCCTTACGGATCCATGCGCCACGAGTGTTAGCATCCACGTTAGCTGTTGGAGCACCAATGTAAGCTGTGTTAGAAGCAAACGCGTTAGTCGCGCCGTTCCAGTTGTAGCCACTTGGATGCACAACATAACCCCAACGATACCAAATATCAGTTGTACCACCACCTTGGTAAGCCTTAGGATCTCTATCCATTTCAACCGGAGTTGGAACAGACAGCATTGGCATAGCAATAGAACCAGGGGCAACTAGGAACGAAGTCTTAGTACCAGTGATATCTACGCCTAGACCAGCGTTGATAAAGCCTAGCTGAGCCGTTGACAGACCTTGTGTAGCACGAGTCTGAATCAGACGGAACTTACCAGCAAAAATAGTTTCCAGATTGATATTACCATCAACAACCTTAGTTTGGTCAACCAGGTTGGCTGAACGTAGCGAAGCATACACTTCCGGAGAAGTGATCAAATACATGAACGGAGGCTCATAATCCTTGAATGCCTTACCAACGGCTTGCAGGAAGCCTTCAGCACGAGCAGCGCCCTGAACAGTAGCAGTAGCGTCAACCACAGCCTTTGAGGCACCCAGGTCAACATACATACCATAAGCGGCAGATGTTGGATCGTTAGTAAACGTTTGTCCACCTAGACCAGTAGCACCAGAACCAGAAGCAGCACCATTCAGCGCTTCAGTAATCATAACACCACGCAGAACCGCTAGAATAGCGTCATGCTCGTCTTGAGCACGAGTCTCACCGAAGTCACGGCCAACCTTGGCTAGACCGTCTTGTTGAGACACAACATCCTGCATGTTAACTTTACGAGCACCGTGAGTTCTCACAGACTTAACATAAGTGCTGTACTCTGAGCTAAAGTCAGTAACAGTACCTGCTGTCGAGTCAGTCAGCGACGCTACGTTAATTGTTGGGTTTAGAGGCTTGAACCATCTCATTTGACCAATAAAAGTCTCAGTAGAGGTATCAATACGTGGCTCTGAACCTACAACACCAGTACCCGACAGCTTGCGAGCATTTGTGTATGCTTCATCGCTGTAAGCCGAAATAGCAGACTGCAGGGCGTACTGTGTCGCGCCTGACAGGTTTGTAACAATAGTCATTTAAATTTTCCTTTATTTACCACGGAATACCGGGATTTCCTCCAGGGAGTTTACCTTCAGCAGCAAGCTTGAGTACTTCTGCTTGAGACATAGAGAAGATACTCTTCTTCTCAGTCGGAGTTCCACCGGCAGGCGGCTGTCCACCACCAAGTCCGCTTGATTGTTTAGGTTGCATTAAGAATGCGTTGTCTTCACTAGTGACAAACGCAGAAACATAATCCTTAACTGATTTTCCAGTCTTATGTACCCATTGACCATTAGCGTCTTGAACAAGTTCAGATACAATAGTACGGTAGGCCATATCTTGAGCTTGAGAATTACGCCACTTGTGCTCACCCATAATACGACTCAACTCATTGTCACGAGTTAACTCAATATTCTTTTTGCGTAGAGCTTCTGCTTCGGCTTGTGTTTGCTTCAGCTTCTCAGCTGCTGCTTCAGCACTCTTACCTTCAGCTTCTAGCTTAGCAATTTCAGCTGCACGGCGCTTTTCTTCCTCTTCCTTAGCTTTCCTTTCAGCTGCTTCTTTAGCATCATTAAGATTGTTAAGGGACTCTTTAATTTTCTTCAGTTGATTGTCAACTTCAACTTGAAGCAACTCTTTCATCTCAGGAGTTAGTTCTTCCAGAAGCTTCTTACGTGCTTCCTCAGCCGCTTTACGGGCTTCTTCTGCTTTCAGGGCTTCTTTTTGTTCATCAGTTAATTCAACACTCATTCTTTACTCTCTTGGGCACGGCCCAGTTAAAGACCATTCGGTACAACCTTAAGGTCCAATTCCATACCAGCCTCTGTTCTTATCAAATCCAATAGGAACTTCTTCTAGTACGTCATCCATTGTAAGGATGTCAGTATCAGTTAATAATCTACCACCAACTCTAGATCTTCCAACCACAGGTATCAGACCAAGTTCAATGGCTTCATTTAAGTATTTGTCGTAGATAGCTTTAGGTAAGCCTCTACTTCTCATTTCATCTAGTGTAGCTTTAATAGGAGAAGACTTAAGAGCTTCAGCATATGATTGCCGAATAGCTTCTTTAGCAGCAAGAAGGTCTGCTGTGTTCGTAAAGAACGCATCATGTACCGTTGCTGTTTCAATCCCATTTTTTCTTCCCCACAAATGAAATTGTCTGACAATCACTGCGTCATTGGAGTGGTTACCATTAACAGCAAAAGCAGTACGTGCCTTACCAGTGTCAGAGATATCTCTCATTTTACCATCACGGTCAAGCAATTCATCAAAGAATGTGGGGTCCGTTTTCTGATCTACTTGAATAAAATTAGTTACCCATTGGCCTTCAGGGGTTTTGTACACTAATCTTTCTTCAAAAGTCAGAGGGAAGTACTGCTCAATGGTTTTACCATCAAACGTCTTCCACGGAATGTTTAAGTTACCTGTACTCTCAGCATACTCTTGAGCGAGTCTCCCAAAGTATCTTGTAAAGTCCTTTAGGATTGGGACCTGTAGTCTCAAGTTTTCACTCATGATTTTTGCAATCTGAGCAAAGTCAGCTGGAGTTACAAC